TGTAGTACATAGTGGGAGCAACTACACTCAAAAACAAAATGTCATCAGTGAGTTTTGCTGTCGTCCACGTCGCTGTAGTGAGATAACTCTCCTTTTGGACCAAATGACAGATTGAAGTTTCATCAGTCGAGGATAACCCAGCAATGCCAGGATCTATCGATAGTTCATTCTTCGGATCTAAAGTCAACTTTTCCACAGGATATGAGACCTCAGAAGTAGACAGAGGGGCGTTCGCGGCAGGCCTAAAAGGCATAACGTCTCGAACCACTGGATCATTCGTGAAACCCAAGGCGTGGGCTCCAGATGCTAGTGCTTTTGCACCCATTTCTGTTGCTGTGGCAAAAGAAGAAATCATAGGAATCTTTCTTAATGCCTTTGCGGCCTCAGCCACGGCCGATGCCGGTCCAGAAATTGAACCGGCGTACTCAGACTTTGCTTGCATCGCCAAACCAACAGATGGTCCAGCAATACGAACATTTTCAGCCCAAGCATAAACTTGTACTGTCACTCCAGTACCTGTAGCACCATTCGCAGAAGCAAGTGCTGTATAATTCAAAAAGGTCAGCGCACCCATATTGGTGAAGTCTGAAGATTTTTGCAGTGACAGCCAATTTTTGTTCAAAAAGAACGGAAGAGTCATTTCACCAGCTGAGTTGTTAGCTGGGTAGATCCACAAATGTGGGCGCTGGGAATATGGGATAAAATATCCAGTTCCAGCATCATTCACAATGCTCGTCCAACTACCTGGCGCCAAATTTTGCAACGGTTGATATGAAGCAATCATGGCACCATAATAGAAAGGTGAAGCATTGACGATGATCTTGACTTTCAAATCGCACTGAATGAAAGAGTAATTGTTTGTCTTGTATTTGATACGAGTATCATTGAAGAACAAGTTCCAAGGTGTAAAAACATGTGAAGTACCGACAGCATCGGACTCATTCCATGTGAAACTTGCAATACGCACAGGACGTTTCAAAAAATCTCCCAAATCAGAATTGACTGGAGTACTGTCTCTCAATGTAACATTGTCCATCGCAGAAACAACTCCAGTTCGCTGACCAACGTTCTCATCAAGAAACTTTACAACTTCTTGGTCGATTTCTTCAGATTGTGAAGTTTCGACCTGTGCAAGCTTTTCAGATGCTGTTACCTCTGCCTGTGGAGGCAATGTCTCTGCAAGATGAGCATGATCAGTGACAACGGGTCTAAGATGACTGCAACCCCGGTAGGTTGTTGACCAGTCCCTTTCTCCACTTGAGCCGGGAGAATCGGCTATACAACTAAAACAGTTTCCAGGTGAGTATATAAAATTTGGCCTACACCCATAAACCAAAAGTATGGTGATCAAACATAGAACATCAACTCAAATTCACCCCTAAATAGGGATTTTGGGGAACGCCCAAGTAGATTTACAATGATACTCCACTCTCGATAACACTTGTTTGATCAATTGTGCATCGCAGTAACTAGTACCAAGGTGTGCTTTTGGTTTCTTCAGTTGGACCTGCACAAGGCCCCATCAGGATGAGTTTATAGTCCTCCCAAGACTATCCTACACACTAAGGCATGTACTCTGTGCAACCACACAATGGACAACATTCATCCTCTGCAAAATCAACACAGCGTCCACAATGTGAGCAACGCAGGTAGAAATCATCCATACCACAATGGCGATACAAACAATCTTCAAACCAGCATCTCCCACAATACGTGAGTGCTTGTGCACGTAATGCGTTGGCATCAATGTTGGAGGAGGCCTTCCAAAATTCCTCTTTCAACTTGTCAAAATCCGGGAATGTAGAGTCTTTCACATATAAATGTAAATTGCACTCTTCAACAATCTCTGAAAGCATGGCCTTTTTCTCTTCGAAGACCTCGCGACCATAGTTGAAGTATTCTCTAACAGCAGAGCCAATAATATCAATGATGTGATGTTCTGGCGACATACTATCGGATTTGACGCAAGTCAATAAAGACTTGATAATGGAATCCTCCTCAAGAGGTGCAACAATAGCTTCTACTTCAGGATCGTAAACAAAACGACGCTTCAGGAAGTTGATACTCTGCAGGTCAACAAAAGGCACAGATTCTGATTCTTTGTCAGCCATAGTGTAGACAACGCCAATAGAAGCCAAGACTTCCACAATCTTGGTGTGATCGAAAAACGCAATCTCTGGTGAAACACCCATCGCATTATCGTCACCATACGTAATCAGGTTCACATGGGACTTGAACTTGCTACATGACTGTTCTGGTGACAAAACAGAATAGCAATAACGCATATACAACGAATTGACAAGACCATTGATGATCACAGTCAGTGGATGACCACTCGGATTAGAACCGTAGAACTCAACCAAATCTCCGTCGAAATCAACAAAAGAGAAGGCTGTGTCTTCGGCTATACAGTGGATGACCAATAAATCTGTCTCACCATAGCCTGCAGCACGACAAACATTCACAATAACATCAAATTCAGCAAGAATGAGAATTGCTCCCATGCGCTTATCAAAAGCCTTGTAATCTCCCGCAATACCACGCTCAACACCAAAATGGCACAGATAACGATACAAACGTTCCCACTGAAGGGATTGAGACACAACACCAGGAGCAGATTCAAAAATAAAAGTATTTCTCTGCACAACACGAATAAAAGACAACAAATACTTCCGTACGATAATACTCCAATCAACTGGAGCACCGCAGAAAACACGAGTTTTCCCAATGGCTGCTTTTGCAAAAGAAACTGCTTCGTCTTTCAAATTGCCACAAAATACAGGACAGACCCTAAAGCCTTGCCTATATTGAACTTCCAAACCGCGCACTCGTTCCATGATCTCTTCAGTGAAATCAACTGGATCAAGTAGTTCGCCAACGGGAGGAATGTCGACCATATAATGCTTCTTCGTCTTTTTCCAGGGACAACCCATAGAAGTATTACGATTAAGCTTGTCAACAAACTTCACCTTTGCCGCACCATTTATGGCGGTAAAGTAATCATAAACCACAACTTTTTGCAGTTCATGCTTTGGAAGTGCAGACAAAATATCATTACTGAAATTTCGAACACAGTCATCCAAGATGTCTTGCCGCATCTGAGTCACAGGGTTAACCAGATCCAGTGCAGCTATGCGCCAGGGTTTATAACCTCTGACGACGGGGGGTCCATACTTCTCAATATACCCACGCTTACGCAAGGCACGATTTATGATGGTTGGACCAACTCCGGATGATAAACGAGGCCGGAAACCCTCAAAAGACCCGTAAATACGAGCAGTTCCACTTTCCAAATACCGGAAAACACTCTTTTTGTGCAAAGGACCAAGCTTTCGCTCAGCACCTGGAGCACTAAGTTGTGGAACAGCACTCTGTACAACAACACTATTGAATTTCTTCGCTAGCGTCGACAGGTC